GACCTGGACGATGCTGTTGGCAGGCACGACGACGCTCTGGACGTGGTCGGCGGTCGTCATCAGCCCATAGGCCGTGTTGGTGCGGGATTCCTCGGTTGCGATGACTGTCTTGCCGACGAACCCCAGGCGCGTCGCGACCTGCGTCGCGAGCGACTGCATCTGCGTGTGCCCAGCGGGCGCATCGGAGAAGATCGGGTAAGGGATGCTGTGCGGGGCTCCGGTGTCGGCCATCAGGCTCCAGTTCTAGGGTCCAGCAACGAGGTCGGCCCAGTCGGTGAACGCCGCGGTGACGCTCGTCCACGTCGGATAGTCGGGCGTGCTGATCGTGTACTCGTCGTCCCCGTCGCGCTCAGCGATCAACGTTGGGGCGAGCACGAACCACGTCCAGTCGCCCGGGTCCAGCACGAGGAGGTTGAAGGACATCCCTGCGGGCTTCTGCGTGAGGATCGCGGCCTCGACGATGAGCTGGTCGACGGTCATTTCGCTGGTGAGAACACCGACCGTGTAGTGCCACTCGTCGGACGTGTGAAACGCGATGTAGACGGTCTTGGTGTCCGAGAGCAGTAGCTGGACTTCCTCGACGGTCGCGCGCGGCGTGCCGCGGTACCGGCCGGCGGCCTGCTTGATCCGGTAGCGCTTCTCCGCCTCGGTGAGGACCGCGGGGCCGAGGATGACGCCGTTGTAGACGGCGAGCCAGTCCAGCAGCCCGGCCGGGCACGTGTCCGGGTCGAACAGGCTCTCCCACGCCGTGAGCGTGTCGGTGTCGCGGCTGATCTCGACGACCTCCACGGGCGCCATCAGCGCGGCCGCGAGATTCTCGAGGGTGCCGTCGTCGTCGTACGCGAGCGGCTCCAGCCGCCCAAAGAAGCGGTCCGCCGCGGACACGCTACGTCACGGTCCCGCTAGCGGTCGAGTCGAAGTCCGGCAACGCGCCCGGGTCGGTCGTGATCGTGAAGTCCGCGGCGACACCGCCGATCGTCAGCGTCGTCCAATGGTCGAAGCCCTCCACGTTGTTCAGGACGGTGCTGATGTCCTGGTGGCGGACGATGCTCGTCTCAACCCAGTCGCGCTGGTCCCCCGACGACGGGAGCCCCCACCGGGACGGGTCCAGGAAGTCCAGTACCGCCTGCTCGGCGCGCGTCTCGACGTCGGCCGGGTCAAATCCGGTCGCGGCGACGCCGACGAAGACCACGTCGACGTCAACGTACGTCGGCGCGATGACGTGCACCACGAGATTGGTGTTCGTGATCTCCTGGGCGGCCGCCTGGAGCGCGGTCATCGTGCCGCCGCTGAGCGCTGCGCCCGTCTCGTCGACGGGGATCGCGGTGATGTGCCCGGACGCGTTGTAGTCGACCGTGTCGGGGTCGAAACGGTCGAGGATCAGGGCGCGGTCGACGCCAGCCTCGTTGCGCAGGAAACGACCGAGGTCTTCGGGGAGCACAATCGTGAACGCCCGCCCGGGCCGCGTGTCGGCGGCGCGGTTGAGGTACTCGTCGTCGGTTTCGCCGTCCTCGCCGCCACTGGTGGTGCCGGTGATCGTGAGCGACACGTACCAGGTGCTGGTGAGCGCGGGCCCGATCACGGTGGAGAGGCCGTTGCCGCCGGTCCCGCCCTGCACGGCGATGAGTTCGACGGCCTCGCTGGTGTCGGCGGCCGCGAACGTGACGTCGCTGACGGTCTGGAACGCGACGGGCTGCCCGTCGGCGCCGAGCACGTTGAACTCGGTCCCGGCGGGCACGAGCCGTTCGGGGCTGTCGTTGCGGACGAGGGTGGCGTCGGCGGTCGCCTGGACGGGGTCGCGCTGGAACACTCGGTCAACTTTCTCGAGGCTGCCGCGGAAGGCGATGGCGAGCATCTGGGTGAGGGTCTGGAGGCTTTCGGCGTGCATCTGCGCGAACACGTCGAGCAGGAAGTCCGCAGGGGTGCCAGGCGCGAAGTCGATGCCGGGCTCGAGTGTCTCCCACGCTTCCTGCATCGCGGTCTTGATGCTGGCGCGGTCAACGGCGATCGGCTCGCTGATGTACTGAGTCAAGACGCCTCGTTCCGCCGCAAAGCCTCGGCCAAGTCCTGCGGCCGTATGTAGTTGGAGCCCGACGAGAGCGCGACCCGCAGCGCCTGCTCAACGACGCCCCTCGTCTCTTCGGTCATCCGCTCCGTTGCTGCCTTGAAGTGGATCATTGGGCGGCGCCTACTTGGAGGTCGATCTGGTCGAGTCCCTCGTCCAACAGGCTCGGGTCTTCGGTGACGCGCGCGTACACGTCGGGGCCGAGCGCGCGGATCTGCCGCTCGACCTCGACGACGTCAGCGCCGTTGTCGCGGAACGTGTCGTCCTGGAGCCCGAACGTGGGGCGGCCGTCGAGCCAGCCGGGCGGGGTGCGGCAGATGATGTTCACGCGCTGCGCGATCTCTTGGTCGGAGCCTTGTTCGACGGTCGCGAGGCGGCCGTTGGACAGGATGCGCGGCGGGATGGCGAACTGGTCGGGCATGCTGTTGCTCCTAGGCCGGGGTCCACGCGACGACGACCCACCGGCCGTCGCTCGCCTCTTGCACGTACGCCGTGTCGCCCGTGCTCGGGAACACCGCGTCGCCCGCGTCATCCACGCGCGGCGACCACACCACGCCCTCCGGCTCCCCGTGCGCGTGCTCCCCGTCGTCGTACCCCGGCACGATCACCGTGAGCTTGTCCGACACGCTCGTGGCGGTCTGCAGGAACTCCGCGGCGAGGAGGCCCTCGCGGCGCTCCAGGACGTCGAGGCGACGGTCGATCCTCTGGTATTGGCGGTCGTTCACTCGCCGCTCCCAAGCTGGAACGTGAAGTAGCCCCCGAAGTCGGCCCTGTACTTCGCGTCATGCTCGCGCGGGCCCGGGTCACTGCCGATCCCGATCGCCCTGCCGCCGCCGATGTAGACCGCGACATGCGAGTACGTCGGCGCGGGCCCGTACATGACGAGATCGCCGGGCTGCGGGTCGTTGGTCTTCTTCCCGTTCGCGGCGAGCGTGCCCGTGTAGCCGCTCCCGTTATACCCGGACCCGTTCGGATCGTTCGCGCCCGCGGCCTTGTAGCAGAGCGTCACGAACGCCGAGCAGTCCAGGAACACCAGCGTCGGGCCAGCCTGCTCGAGCGACTTCGGAAACAGCGTCGGCGGCATCGGCCGCTTCTGCTGGTACCGGTAGATGTTCTGCGCGCCCGGCCCGTACTTGTCCAGTGCCTTCCTTGCCGCGGCGACGATCGATTCGCGGATCGTCCCGGCCTCCGGCAACGTCTCCGTCTGCCGGGTCGTGCTCGTGTTCGGCGCGGGCTCCTTCTTCGCCGGCGCCGGCCGGACAAGCGTCAGCGTCGAATCCTCAGGCGTGGCGTAGATGTCCTGCTCGTTGACCGCGATCAGCCACTTGCCGTCCAGAGGGCCGAGGTTGCGGAGCAGGACAGTGCTGCCGGGCGGGCCGCCCCACCGCGGCAGGAACACGCGGAACCGGAGCTCGGACGTCGGGAGCCCGATGTCGACCTGGCTGGTGTCGAAGTCGCGGACGCCCTGCGCGGCGAGCCCCGCGGGCCCGTGCTCGCCGTCGATGGTGAACGTGGGGGCGCGTTCGAACAGCCACTCGTCCGGGACGAACCAGACGCGGTTTCGGTGCGCGAACCGGCGCCACCGCACCTCCTCCGCCATGCTGCCGCTGTCGTCCCACCACGTGCTGGAGCGGCCGTTGCGGCGGCCGCCGGCGCGGAACTCGAAGCTCTCCCGGATCGTGACGAGCCGCCCGGCGCCGCCCCAGAGGTCGAGGATCTCCCTGGCCTGCTCGGTCCACGGCCCGTAGTTGGCCTGGCCGTTGCTCTCGCGCCCTGCGCCGCTGCCCTGCATGGCCTGGCAGATCTCGTAGATCTCGGCGTCGGGGTTGTCGGCGGCGTACTTGATCGCGCCGCCGCTGTATGCGGCGAATCCCTTCAGCAGGAAGAGCCGGGTGCATTCGATGACGCTGCGCGGGTTGAGCGCGCCGCGGGCGACGGCGCGTGTGTGGGTGACGTTGCCGTGCGCGTTCCCGGTCCGCGGATCGATGACGATCGATGGCGTGATGGTCACGGCGGTGCGGCGCTGGACCTGCAGCACGCCGGAGGAGTCAGCGTCGGATTCCTCTTCGGTTTTGTTCTCCCACTCCGATTCGGTGATCCCGGCGTTGATCAGCGCGAGTGTGGCGCGTTCCCCGGCGCGGAGGCGGTCCGCTTCGGTCAGCGCGATCGTGAGGTTCTCGCGCGCCTGAGCGCCGGCGGTCCCGGTCTTGATCGGGATCTTGCGGCCCTTCGGGAACCCCTTCGTGCGGCCCTCTTCGTCGTCGGGCGCGGCGATCGGCTGTTTCTGCCCGGCCTGCGGCGAGTAGTAGCGGCCCTTCGACGTGAACGGCAGGCTGGCGCGCTTTACCGCGCCGTTGACGAGACGGCCGATGAACTCCGCGCGCGTGTCCGCACCGCGGCTCACCTTCAGCGCCTCGTCCCGGAGCCGCATCACGGTCGCCAGCTCGTCCTCGAACACGACCCGCGTCTCGCGCGTCTCGTAGCTGTAGGAGAACGCTGCGCCGGCGAGCCGGAAGCTGATCCCGTCCAGGTTCAGGCGGGCCGCTGAGAAGCGGTCCCATGCGGCTTCCGCGAACGCCTTCTGGCCCTTGGACGGCTTGCCGGGGCGGGTGAGCGCGCCGGAGCGCATGAGGTCCATGCGCGGGTCGAAGATCGTGAGTTCCAGCCTGGTGACGCCCTCGTAGTCGCTGGTTAGGCGCGCGCCGGTGAGGCTGCCGCTGATGTTGACGTCCATCCGCTGGCCATCAATGACCAGTTCTTCCGTGGCGTTGAGGCTCACGGGTAGCGGAGTTCGAGGCCGGGACTGAGCTTCTTACCGAGGTGCAGGCCGTTCGCGACCGCGATATCCCCCGCGCGTGACGGGTCCTTGTAGACGCGGCGCGCGACGTCGTACAGCCACGTCTCGCCCTGCCGGACGGTCGTCTTGCGCGCCTTCAGGCCCTTGCTCTTGCTCGTCGCCTTCAAGCTCTCGACGAGGTCACGGTCCACGACGCGTTGGATGAGCGTGACGGTGGTGAAGTAGCGGCACCGGTCACCGGACGGCAGGTAGAGCTCTTCGGGTTCGCCGAGGCTGGTGATCCGCCACCTGAGGTTCGGGCGCGGCTTCGGGACTGCGCCGTCGACGTCGACCGTCGGCGGCTCCTTCCGGCCGGGCTGGACCTCGGCGAGCGCCTCGAGTTCCTTGACGTCAGCTTCGACGCTCTTGTTGGGGTACCCGTCGATCTGGATCGGGACCGTGAGTACGTACGGGTCCTGGCCGATCCATTGCGTGAGGCCGATCGAGTCCATGCGGTCGATCGTTGTGACTCGCGGTGTCGGCGGCCCGCACTTGGCGCCGGTGGTGTTCATGCGAAGGTCGGTCGGCGGGTCCTCGCTGAAGAAGATGACGCGGCCGGGCGGGCTGACCGAGAGCGTCGACGAGCCGAGGTTGCGGGTGTTGCTGGTCGGGATGCCTTTCTCTGGCATGCCCTATTTCCTCGCCTGTGCGACTGCGGCGGCGCGGCCCGCTTCGACCTGATCGTACACGGCGGTTGCGCGCGCAACCCTCTGGCCGTCGATGCTGACCGGGATCTCGACGCGAGTGATCCCGGTGTTCCCGAACCCGGGCGCCGAGATAGTCCCCGCAGCCTGGTCGCGGACGGACGCGCCGCCCGCGCGTGACGGGAAGTCGTTGCCGCGGGTGGCCTGCGCCAGCTTGTACTGCGCGACCAGGACGCCCCCCAGGCCGGCGACCGCCCCGGCGGCGCCAGCAATTGGTGCGGCCCGGGCGGCGAGCGCCGCGGGGCCGCCGATCTTGGCGACGTCCTTGATGGTCTCCTTGATCCCCTTGCCCTTGCCGCCCGATCCCGGGGCGTCGTTGACGACCGCGACCCACACCGGGTTCTTCGGGGTCGCGCCGCGCGCGCCGCCGAACAGCGACCCGGCCGCGCCCTTCGCGCCCTTGCCGCCCGAGAGCGCCTTCCCGAAATCGCTCTTGCGGAGCTTGTTCCCCAGGAACAGTGCCGTGATCACCTGCGCCTCCGGGCCGGAAGCGAGCCACCCGTCAATGAACGCCTTCGCGGCCTTCGGCGCGATGTCCGCCATCGCGTCCAGCACCATCGGCGTCGCCGCCTTCACCGCGGCGCCGAGCTTGTCCGGGATGTGCGCCTCGCTGATCTCGTCGCTGATGTCCGACCAGACCGGCCCGAGCTCGCGGACGATCACGTTCCTCGCCTGCCGGAGCTTCGCCTCGTTCGACAAGCCCTCCTGCCCGAAAATCCTGGTGATCTCGTTCACGGCCTTGTTCACCGCGGGCAGCGCCGTGTCGCGCAGACCGGCGGCGAGGCTCTCAGTCGCGGCGCCGCTGAGCTTCTGAACGTTCCCGGTGAGAAGGTTCCACTGGCCGCCGAGCGTCTTCGTCTGAGCCTCCGCGGCGCGCGCCATCTTCCCGGACGTCCACTCGGCCGTCAGCGCCGCTATCGCCTCCTTCGCGTCCAGGCCCTGCCCGCCGAGATTCTGGAGTTCCTTCGCGGTGAGCTGGAAGTGCTCGGCGATGATCCGCTGCGCGCCCGGGGCGCCAGCCTCGTTGAGCTGGTTGATCTCCTCCTGCGACAGGCGGCCCTTCGATGAGATCTGCGAGAGCGCGATCGCGATGCTCTTCAGGCCCTCGACGCCCTTCCCGGAGGCCGCGGCGGCGTTCGCGGACGCCTGCAGAACCTTCGGGATGTCCGTGATGCCGCTGTTGCCGAAGAGCGCCGCGGCGTCCGAGAGATCAGCGAGGTTGAATGCGCTGGTCATGTCGATCTTCTGCACGGCCTTGGTGAGCCCGTCGACGTCGTCGGTGAACAGGCCGAACCGGAGGCGGGCGCTTTCGATCTGCGCGTTGAACGACAAGCCCATTTTCGCGCCGGCGACCCCGACCGCGCCGAGCCCGACGGCGAGGTATTTCGCCTGCGACGCGGCGGCGCCGAACCCTCGGCTCATCGTGTTCGTGGCGCTCGCATACGCGCCGCCCATCGCGCGCGCCGCGCGGCCGGCGGCGCCCGTCTGGTCCTTGATGTTGGTGATGCTCCGCGCGGCCTTGTTGGCGTCGGAGACGAACTTCTGCGCGTTCCGCAGGCGGATCGCGATAGCTACCTCTTCAGCCATCGGTCGTCACCTCCGGTGCACGATGCCGAGCATTTCCAGGATGCCGAGGAGCCCCTCGGTCGTGCGGTAGGCGGTCATGTTCGCCTGGGCTTCCGCCTTGGCGATCTCGTTCGCCTCAAGCTGCGCGATGAACGCTTCCGCGATCAGCGCGTCGTCCGCGACGGCGTCGAGCACGCGCCACGGGTCCAAACCGACCGCCCCGGCGCGCACTGCGAGCTTGAACGCCGGCGCGGCTAGGCTTCCCCCAGCGCCTGGTCACCGTCCGCGCTGTTGGCGCTGACCATCCACCGGTGGACCTCTTCGCTGTGCTCATTGAGTACGAGCTCGTTGTCGCCGAAGATCGCGACAAGCTGGTCCCTAGCTTCGGTGATGTGATCGACGCCCATGATCGACGCGAGCGATTCGCCCGAGTCGAGATTGATCGTGTACGTCGTCTCGTGACCCGGAACGAGCGGGTGGTCGCCCTGGTCGTCCCGGATCGTCATGTCGACGCACGCGTCGATCAGGAACTGGGCGTTGGCGGCGACGAAATCCATCTTGCCGCTCTCGTCGGCCCACCTGTCGTACCTGAATGCCTCGGTCAGCTCGTCGGCGAGTAGCCGCCGGTACCGGACGATGAGGGCGCCGCCGAGCACGGGGTTGTCGGCGTCGTAGCCGGGCAGCACGAACCGCTTGGTTGAGCCCTTGGCGAGTTGCTCGCGCGCCGCGCGGAGCCGCGCGCGGTAGTCGCCCGGCTGCGCAGCGTTGGCCGCGGCTCCGCCCTGCGGGCCCTTCGGCCCCAGATTGAGGCTCATCCGCTGATCTTGAAGACGGCCTCGAGCTTGGCCTTGTCGGTGCCGCCGTCGGTGTCGCCCTCCGGCGGTCCGACTTCGAGCAGGATGCCGACCCGGGTCTTGACGCTCGTCGGGTTGCCCCGGCTGTCGCGGCGGATCTGCCCGACGGTGAAGACGGTGTCCGTGCCGCAGAGCGCTTCGAGCCTGTCGAGCATGGCGCTGTCGCGCGTGTCGTCGTAGTCGCGGCTGAGCGTGATGTTCTCGATCGTCTTCGGGCCGGGGACTGGGCGCGGGAGGTTCCCGCCGGGGTCGCGGGTCTCGCCCGCTTCGGACACGATCCGGCCGCCCGTGTATTGCTGCCACTGGCCGAAATTTTCGGCGCCGGCCTTGAGCGTCCCGTCGATCCGCTGCTTGAGGACTTCAGACATGATCTCTCAGCCCCCTTTAGGCGATGGCCGCGGTCTGCGACACGAACGTGATGGTGATGTTGATGAACTCCGCCGTCTTGGCGGGCCGGACGGCGACGGCAGCGTTCATCTGGCCCGCGTCGATCGTCTCCGGCGTGTTGGGGCCGTGGTCGCTGACGCTGGTGTCGACGTTCGCGGCGGTGCTGAACCGGTCGTCTTCCGGGTCGCCGACAATGATCCGCCGGGCGTAGTCGTCGACGAGGAGCCCTTCGAGGCCGATGTGGAACTCGGCGATGGACGTCGGGGTGATGTTGTCGAACTGCTCGCCTTCGCCGATGCCGGTCGCGCGCGCGACGAGCCACATCCGGTAGCGGCCGTTCGGCGCCTGCAGGAAGTCGTTCTCGGCGCCGCCCGGGGTGACGAGGCTCTTGACGCCGAAGACGATGACCTGGCCGCGGCGCTGGATGATGAGGTTCACGCCGGCGGCGTCGAGGTCGTCAGCGTCGCTCGCGCCGAGCGGGGTGCGCGAGAAGGTGGCGCCGACGCCGGTCGCCCACCGCGCGATGCCGACGCTGTCCTTGGAGCCCGCGGCGGCCCGGTTGGGATGGAAGAGCGCGTCGGTGTCGGCGTCGCGGGCGCAGACGAGCGCGCTGGCAGGGACCCTGCGGTCTGTGCCGTCCACGGCGTACGGGGCGACGGTGATCCACGGCGTGTAGAGCTTGCCGTAGCTGCCGTTGGCGGTGCCCTGCAGCGTCGCGGCGAGCGCGGTGAGGGTGCTCTTGCCGCTGGGGGCGATGTCGGTGGTGTCGCAGACGGCGTACCGGCCGTTCGCAGCGGCGTGCGCGAGCAGCACGAGCTGGACAGCGCTGGTGCCCCCGAAGTTCGGTGCGACGACCTGGCCGGGACCGAGGTCGGGCTGGAACTGGTTCAGCGCGGTCGTGACCTGCGTCGATGTGGCGGTCGCGTGATCGTCGGCCCCGCTCGCGAGGACCGTCGACGCGGCGACGGTGGGGAGGCCCGAGCCGGCGCCGGCGGTGATGGCGACGCTGAACCCGAGGACCGGGTCGGTGAGCACGCCGACGGCCGCGTCGCGGGTCGCTGCGTCCGCGCTGGTCGCGAGGACCGTGTCGGTCGCGGACGGGTGCGATGCGCCCGCGCAGAGCTTCACGTACCGGTGCGACCCGTCGGACCCGTTGGTCACCTGGATCTTGTAGGTCGTGTTGTAGAACGCGCCGTACTCGGTCGCGGTCGCGACGAGCGTGGTGCCGGACGTGCCGGCGAGGTTGAGCGTGGCGTAGACGGGCGTGGTGCCGACGACGCGGCTGCAGTAGAGCTTGTTCCCGCCGTTGCGGAAGTACGTCTCGACCCAGTCGTATTCGACGGCGTAGGAGAGGCGCGCGTTGGTGGCGGTGCCGCCGCCGTACCGGGCGATCCACTGGTTGAGGCTGGCGATGGCGTCGTCTTCGGTGACGAGCGTGCCGGTGGGTCCGGTCGCGAAGATGCCCGCGAGGTACGTGATGCCGGTGTCGGTCGGGAGTGACCGGGGCGGCGGGCTGGTGGTGGTGGTGATGGTGACGGCTGGCGCCGGCATGGTTTCAGTGGCCTCCTGTTAGGCGACAGCGAGTCGGGGGCGTGCGATACTGCGGGGCGGTGGTTGGTCGCCGGGCTGGTTCCCGGTCACGCCTGGGACGTGCAGGCGTGTAGCTCAGGACCCGTCAAGAGCAGCAGCCAGTTCCGCCCCGGGGGAGTCACGCCCCTCGGGGCGCGAAACGAACTTCAATCGAGGCGGGTGACTGTGATGTTCGTCTCGATCCGGGCGGGCCAGTCCTCGAACGGCTCGTCCGGATCGCCCGGGTACTGCGGCGACTCCGGCGGTGATGCCGTCTTCGGACCCGCCAAGTCGTCCACGAGCCCCTCGACGTACACCTGAAAATCAGCGCGCGCACGCACGAGACGCCGCTTGTCCGGGTCAGGGAACTCCAGGGTCGCGGCCGCGCTCTCCAGGACCGTCGCGGACGCGATCCCGCCGAGGTCTCCGTGCTGCGCGAGCGACACGATCACCGCAGTGCCCATGTGACCGGCGAGGATGCGGGACTCGTCCTCGCTCTCGGTGATCACGACCACGGCGATGCCGACGTCGAACCATTGCGCGTGCGCGCCGACCTTGCGGGTCACGTCACCGGCGGGCTGGACGACGGCGATGATGTTCGGGAGGCAGTCGCCGTCCCACGAGTCGAAGTCGATCCCGCCCCGGTAGCTGTTTCGGCCGGGCGGCGCGATCAGCGTGCCCCGCGGGAACCCTTCGCGCCGCTCGATCACTTTCAGCATGAACGGCACCCACGTCTCGAGCGTGTCCAGGACCGCGAATTCCACTTGCGGCGTCCCGGTGATCGGCCCGAAGATCGCGTCCGAGAGCGGGCTCATTTTAGGTCGCCTCGCAGGAAGTCGGCGAGGATCGTGCGGGTCCGCTTGCGGTCGACGGGGCGCAGGACGAGGATCGGGCGGCGCGGCGAGTGCTCCTGCCCCCTGACCTTGGTGCCGTACATGAACCGCGAGTACCAGAGGGTCGTGCCGAAGACGAGGCCGTCCCGTTCGATCTTGCGGATCGCGCCGGGCGCGTACATCTTCGTCAGCGAGTCGCGGAGCGCGCCCGTCTTGACGCCGGCGGGCGTGCCGTCCGCGCGCAACGGCCATTTCGCGCCGCCGTGCCGCCCCCAGAATGCCTGCTCGCCCTTGAGGATCACGAGCGTGATCTCGCGCATCGCCGGGCGCGCGTCCCGTCCGCGCTCGCCGATCCCGGCGATCTTCTTCGCGGCCTGGTCGAAGCCGTGCGCGGTGAGCTCGATCCCGGGCATCAAGCGATACTCGGCGCGCGGCGGCTGGGAGCGAGCATCTCCGCGACCTTCCGCGGAACGTAGAAGTGCAGTGGTGTGGCCGTGTCGAGGTCGTCCGCGGGCGACATCCGCCCGACGCCGGTCGGACGCGTCGTATGCCAATTGGCCCTGAGCAACTCCAAGGTGCCTTCGGTTACGTTCGCGGGGATCGAGGACTGCCCGGCCTGGTAGACGACGTGCACGTCGTGCGCGAACACGGTGACCCCGCCGCCGCCCGAGCGGCGCGTGATCGTGCCGAGCGCGTCAGTCATGCACGAGTACGTCGACCCGAGCGAAGGGCTGGCGACCACGGTCAGCGGGTGCAGCGTCGACCCGATGTACTCGCTCACGCCGAGCGTCACGTCGTCACCGTCGACATCGACGACGCCCTCGAAGCCCAGCACGGGGGTCGTGCCGTACGTGCTGGAGGGGCGCCGGCGGATCTGGATGGTCGGCCCGCCGCCGCGGTGCCATTCGTCGTAGACCTTCGGGATGATCGGGCCGCAGATGTTCTCGACTGTCGGGAGCGCGGCCCGGATGTACCGGGCGAGTCGGGCGTCGTGCGCGCGGTCGCCGGAGTTGATGCCGAGGTATTCCTTCGCTTCGGGGAGGCTGACGAGTTGCTGCCCGGCTGTGATGAGGTTCTCTTCGATCGTGACCGAGAGGTACCCCCGGGTCGGGAAGCTCATGGTGGACGCGTCGGCGAGCGTCACGCGCCAGAGCGCCATGTACTGCCCGGCGCGGCCTGTCGTGTCGGCGAGGGATGGCGCGAACTGGACGTCGCCCGTCGCGGTGTCTGTGATCGTGGCCGTGCCGGTGAGCGTGAGCGCGGCCGCGGCGGCGTAGGACCGCATCGTGAACGCGATCGTCGCCCCTGTGAGGTTCGGGACGGTGCCGTCCTCGAGCGTGATGCGGTCCTCGTAGATGGGGCCCGTGTCGCCGGCTTTGATCGTCCAATCGGCCACGCTGTCACCTCCTCAGGAGGACCGGAAGGTCGTCGAGTTCGTCGCGGGACACGACGCCGTTCTTGCGCTTGCGCGGACTGACCAGACCGTCGAGAACCGGGGTGAGTACCCCGATCGGTTCCGGGAAAAACAGGCCGAGCGCGGCCTGGACTTCTGTGACCGTCGCGACATGCCTGGTCTTGACGGTGCCGGTGATCGGATGGGACGTTTCGCTGTCGGCGGCGATGCCGACGGCGATGACGCGAACGGCCAGAATCCCCTGCGCGAGATGGCTCTCGCCGGCCCGGCCGACGGCGTAGACCCGTACGGCGCGGACTGTTTCACAGGACTCTGTCTCGACAACGCTTGCGACAGCCGTGACCTTGCGGTGCGTGAGGGGTTGCGCCGTCTCGGTGTCCGAGGCGATCCCGACCGTGATGAGTTTCGCGTTGCTGGCGAGCGCAGCGTCTTGCTCGAGCGCCTGCCCGAGCGTCTTGCGCTTCTGGTGCCGGTGTGACTGCGCGGTCGAGAACTCCAGCGGCTCACCGACCGCCTTGGACTTGACGCGCGTCGCCGTCAGCGCCGTCTGCGTCTCCGTGACGAGACCGAGGACGCGGGAATGGGCGGGCCTGGCGACCTGCGCCGCGTCGGTCTCCGATGCCTGGTTGACGGCGCGGGTCTTGCGGCGGGTCGTCGACTGCGCAGTGTCGGTCTCAGCCGCCTGCGTGATCGGGCGGGTGCGAGTGACGGTCTGCGCGGCGTCGGTCTCGATCGCGAGGCCGACGTTGACGACCTTCGCGCCGATCGCCACGATCGACAGGGAGAACTCGGTGTCGCCGGGGCGGCCGATCGCCTTTACCTTGACCTTGCCGACTGGCTGCGCCGTCTGCGTCTCTGTGACGAGGCCGGGGACGACGAACGGGCCCGCGGTGATGTGCTGGATCGGGTACGGGAAGCCGCTGGCGACGACCCGTGCCGTCAGGACCCGCTGCGCGAGTTCCGTCTCGGCTGCCTGGCCGACGGCGTGGACCTGCGGTGCGTTGACGAGGCTCTGCGCGAGCTGCGTCTCGACGACGATGCCGACCGCGACGACCTGCGCTGTCCGGGGGGCCTGCGCCCACGTTCCGAGGCCACGGGAGCGCTGGTCCGGCGCCCATGGACGTCCGCGCATCGGGAACCGGCCGCGTTCACGGCCGCGGGAGCCCGGACCGCTCTTGCCCTTGGCGGGCCCGGACGGCAGTGTCCGGCGGATCTCCTGCGCGGTCTCCGCCTCGGTCGCGAGGCCGACAGCGACGACGCGCGTGCCGACCTTGGTGACCGTCTGCGCTGTCTGCGTCTCCGTGACGAGACCGAGCGTCTTGGTCTTGCGGTGTGTCGCGGCCTGCGCGGCGTCCGTCTCGGCCTGCTGCCCGAGCGCCTTGCGCTTCGCGTGCGTGACCGCGAGTGCCGTGTCCGTCGTCGATGCCAGGCCGACGCTGACGGGGCCAGCGGTCGCCGCGCCCCACGCAACCTGGGTGAGGCTGCCGTCAACCCCGGAAGCGTCCTGAACCCAGAAGCCCGGGTAGCCGGCGGCCGTGTAAGTGGCGTCGGTGGCGCTCGCTGCTTCGGTCCACACGCCGGCGATCCGCAGGTAGCCCTTGATCGTCGTGCCGACGGCGGTGATCCGCAGGGCGTCGACATCGGCGGACGTGTACAGGGTGCCGGGCGCGGCGAGCGTCGTGAACCCGGACCCCTTGTAGAGGTTGAGACGGGCGCCGCCGCCGGTGTCCAGGAGTTCGGCCATGTACCCGTTGGCAGCGCTGGAGTGCGCGGTGAGCCGGACTGCAACCCCGTAGCTCATGCTGACCTGCATCGGCGCGGCCAGGACTGCCTCCATGAAGCAGTTAGGTCCGATGCTGATCGGCCAGGACGCGTCACCGAGCGTGCCGGACGGGGTGACGGTGCCGCTGGTAACGATGAGCGACGAGGGGCCCGCTCCGACCGTCCACGCGACCCACGGCGCGCCGAGGGACCCGTCCGCGAACGTGTCCGTTCCGGCGCCGGCGACGACGAGCGCCGCGAGCGCGGCATCAGTCTCCGCCGCGATGCCGACCGTGATGGTCTGTGCGAGCGGCTGCGCGGGCGGGCGGCGTCGAAGCGTCGGCTTCTGGTATGCGGCGGCGCGGAGCGGGAACCGTCCGCGCTCCCGGCCCCTCACCGACGGCATCGGCTACGGGTACTCGATGAACCCGAGGGTGCCGCTGCCCGTGATGTCGTCCGCAACGGCGGCCATCAGCCGGACGACGATCAGGCCCTCCGTCTGCGAGCACCAGAGGCCCATGCCCTGCGGGACCGGGCCCCACTGGAATCCGGCGCGGATGTTGAACGTGTCCGACAGCAGGTTCACGGCGGTGCCCGCGCTGGCGATCGTGGCGCCGAGCACCTCGCACGCCGCGCTGGATGCCGAATCAGCCGGGCTGCCCGGGCGCGGCGTCGCCGCCGTGCCGTTGCCGCTTGTCGTGTGCCCGCGGATCACGCGGATGCGGAGCTGCTCCTCCTGCGCGTCGCCGAGTTCGCTCGACTGGCCGAGGCTGATCGAGACCAGCTCGACCGGCCGGTCATCGCCCGGTCCGACCTCGAACACGTCCATGTCGCCGGACGCATTCGCGATCGTCTGCCCTTCGAACTCCACGGTATAGAAACGGGGCATTCGGCCCTCCTATCGGATGGTGAGACCGCGCGGGGGCCGGCGGCGACGGCGGATCGGGGAAGCTGCTGCGGCGCCAGCACCGAAGTACGTCCAGCCGGCGGGATCGTCGGCGTCGTCCGCGGGGGCGCCGCCGATACTGGATCGGTTCGTGTTGCTGGCGACGAGGTTGTTCGTGAGGCCGTCGCTGTCGTCGACGACCCAGCCGTCAGCGCCTGCGACGTCGATGATGCTCTGCGTCGTCTTGGCGGTCACGATCGCGTCGATCTGCGTCGTGGTCAGCACGACGCCGGGCATGACCGCGGCGGCGGCGACGCGGATGTTGCCCCAGTCGTCGTCGCCCGCGATCTTGATCGTGCCGCTGGCGATCGAAGCGCAGTTCGTGCTGTTCGTCGTCGGCGTGTACGTGGTGCGCGTGCCGGTCGCGAGCGGAACCTTGTGCATGACCGCGGGCTGCGTGCCTGTGGCTTTCGTGACGGCGTAGACGCACCAGTTGTCGCCGGTGACGATCGTGAACTGCGTCGTCCCGGCCTCCTGGGAGTGCCGGAGGGTGGCGTTGTCGGTGAAGTACATGCCGCCGCCGGAGTGGCGGCCCGTCGCGAACGCCGGGTTGTTGGACCCGTCGTAGATCTCGATCATGGACGCCCACGACGGCGCGGTGACGTACCGGCAGACGATCAGCGACGTCCCGAACGTGAGGTTCACGGGCCCGGTGCCGCTCGCTGGGACCGCGTAGATGTAGACGTCGTCGACACCGTCAAAGAGGCGGCTCATTTGCTGGACCTCCGTCTAGGACACTGGTTAATCCCTGACCGGTTAACTACTGGTATGGAGAGAGACGCTTACGACGACGCTCACTACGACGTGCGGATAGAGATGCCGCGCGACGCCCGGCACCCGCGGTGCGAAGAGATCGCCGAGGCTCTCCGCCACGCTGAAGGGGTCCCGCCGCTCGTGCAGGTCAGCGTGAAGCTGATCTTGCCGGTGGCTGGCTAGCGCTCGTCGCGGCCTGCGTCGCAGACGTCGGACGCGTCGTCGAACGGGCGCGTGTTGCCTTCAAAATCCAGCGAGTTGACGGTCGTCGGGTCCGTGCAATGGTCGCTGGCACCCGGTGCCTCCCCGGCGTTGATGCCAGGCGACCCCGCGTTCAGCTTGCCGGTCGTGTCGTCGATGCCGAGGTCTGCTGTCTCGCCAACGAACAGGTCAGTGCCGCAGGAGCCGGTGTCGCCCCAGACGTTCTTGATGCTGCTCGCACCGGCGCACCCGCCCGGGGACTCCGGGGCGAGGTTCCCGACCTTCAGGAAGTTGCCGCACCCGAGCACGAACGAGTTCTCGCCCGCACCGGACACACCTGGCTCTTCCTTGAACGTGTTGTAGAGCCACTTCCACCCAGTACACGACGTCAAGGGCATCTGCATGAAGGTGTCGGGCGCGTTCGGGTCGCCGAAGTAGTTGTTGATCAGGACGAGGTTGTCGACGGAGACCGACGAGAAGAAGTACCCGGAGCCGACGTCCGCGCCGCTGGAAAACGACGAGTTCTTGATGGTGACGTTGTCGTTGGTGTCGGAGTCGAAGCGGATGTATTCGAGGTGCGCTACGCCGTCGTCGCCGCAGATCCCGGTGTTCGGGGGGCCGCTCTCGGTCCTGTAGATGCCCCAGACGACGCCGTCGATGAGAATGTCGCTGGCGCCGCTCTGGAGCCACATCGGTTCGACGCCGCTGTCGCTGCATCGCAGCGGCCGCCCGGAGTACGGGACCTCACCGAGCGTCCCACCGAGCCACGAGAACCCCGGAGCGTGAATCCAGATGTTCGGCACGTCGCCGATCATGTCCACGTCCTTCAAGGTGACGTTCGGCGAATCGGAACGGATGCGGATGCTGCCCGCGCTATCGACGACCGCGGCCGTGTCGATCGATACGTTCTCAAGCCAGAGGAAATCGGAGTTGCTTGTGCAGAACGCCTGGTCGCCGGCGAACTCCGAGATGCATGTCGAGGTGCCGCCGCCGAGGGTGGTGCCGTCCTCGCAGATGATCTTGGTGGTCGAGGTCTTCGCGCCCGTGACGGACTGGAAGCCGTAGCTGCCCGCCTTGCAGATCGCGGTGTCGCCGCTGTTCATGGCATCCCAGGCCGCGTCGAACGTCCCGCAGCGACGATCCGGACTGGCGCTGGCCGCGTAGGTGATCGGAGTTGAACTGCGACCGCCTGCGCATGCCCCGGCGCCGACCTCGATGAAGATGTTCGCCTCACCGGAACTCGGAGTCGATGTCGGCGTAGCCGTCGGAGTCGGCGTCGGAGTCGGGGCGGGCCCGAATTCGTAGGCGCCCGCGTCCGGCGGGCTGCCACGCAGATCGCCGCCGAAGTCCGTCGCCGGGAAACTCGCGGGGTCACCCGCGCCCGCAGCGGCCGGCGTCGCCCCGGTCAAGTGGAAGTCCTCCGTGCCGCCCCATGTGGTGCTGACGCTTGTCCAGTCGGCGCGGATCTGCGACTCCGTCCGGACCGTCGTGTTCGACCCGCACGCGAACGGCATCACGTTGTAGGCGAACGTCACGCCGGTCTTGCACTGCCCGGAGCTCGCGTCGTCCTGGTAGATGCCCTTCGCGATGATGTTGTTCCGGACCGTCAGCCCCGACGACGCGCCCGTGAACCCGAGCGACAGGCCGTTCTCGATCGTGTTGTTCTGGATGACCGCGTTCGTCAGCGGCGACTCGTCGACCTGCGGATGGAAACTCATCGCCCACACGTACCCGCCGCCGCCGGACCCCTCGATCTGGCCCTGCCGGAAGATGTTGTTCTCGATCAGGAGGTTGTCGCCGGTCTCCGTGCCGCCGTTGTTGAAGTCGGTCATGAAGATCCCGTAGTACGTGCAGCTCTTGAAGTCGACGCGGCGGACCGTCAGCGGCGCGACGTCCACCATGTAGAGGCACTCGTTGTGCGCGAGCGTCGAACTCGGCGCGTCGTTGTCGTGGAACGTGCCCTGCTCGATCACGAGGCTCGTGTTGAACGTGTTCGACCCGCCCCACGTCTGGATCAGGTTGGAGTCCTCGCCGACACTCAGCCCGGCGAACGTGTTGCCGATATCGAAATTGCGGATCGTGACGTTGTCGGTCGCCGACAGCAGCATCGCCCGGCGGCTCGGCGACGACGCGTCCTGATGATCGACGGTCAGCCCGTCGAACGTCACGTCGGTCACGCGCGCAGCCGGCGTCGTCGCGCGGTCCCCGACGTTCAGCGTGCGGAACGTGAACGCGCCCGTCATGGTGACGTAGCTCGCGAGCCACTCCACGTCGGTGAAGCTGACCGCCGCGCCCGTGGCCGGCGCGACGTTGACGCGGGACGCGCTCATCCCGGTCCGGTTCGCGAGCGTGAAGCTCCCGTAGGACCCGGCCTGGATCTTGATCGTGTCGCCGGGGCTCGCGGCGGCGTACGCGGCGCTGAGCGACCCGTACGCGGTGTTCGAGTTGTAGGCGCACACGCTCGAGCAGCGGGTCGGTGACGCGCCCGCGCTGGTGTTGACCCACAGGTTCGCGGTATCGCCCGTGCTGCCGCCGATGAACGGGACCACGATCGCGCCGGCCGAGACGAGCACCGCCACGCCCACCAGGACGCGGCCGAGAGGCTTCTGGATGAAGCCCCTCACGACGTGTAGTGGTAGTACGCGACGTTCACGACGGTCGTGCCCGCCGTGGACCGCATCTTCACGTTCGCCAGGCTCGTGACCTCGACCGCGCCGCCCGCCTGCACGAGCAGCCCGACCGTGCTCGACGGGGACTGCCCGTTCGGCCAGTAGCGGATGTTGCCGCTGCCGGTGTCGACCGTGATCAGCGCGTGCGTAGCCCCTGAAGGGACGGTCAGCGTCGAGTCCGCGCCGGTCGCGACGTTGATGGTCTGGATGCCGCTGGCGCCGCTGATGAACGTCGGCTCGCCGGTCGCGGCGTACAGGTACGGGATGTGCAGCGTGCCCGACGGGTTCTTCGACCGCGACGAGCCGCCTGTGCCCGGCGTGAAGGTGAAGTTGTCGGCCACGGCTCAGCCCGCCTAGCTCGCCCTAAAGAATCCAGCCGCATTTATCTGTGCGGTGATGTCGCTGCCGTCGGGGGTCAAAACGAAGTCATGGGCGGTCAGCGGAATGATCGCTGTGTCGGCGCCGCCGGTGGAGTCGGGGTCGTAGCAGATGAGCAGCTTGCTCCAGCCGTCCCCGGACGCGACCGCGGTCCACGTCTGGTCGGGGATGTCGACGTCCATCCGGTTGTTCGTGTCGTCCGGCGAGAGCGCGCTGAGGTCGGAGTCGCTCAGCACCTTCCGGGCGTAGTTGGTGTTCGTGACCTCGTTGGTGGTGCCCGCCAAGACGGCGGAGAGGGTGTCAAGGTCGATCAGGGTCGCGTCAGCTTCGAGTCCGCTGGTCGCGAGGACGACGATGACGAGCACAGCATTGGTGGGGTCGCTGACGTCGACGCGGTTGTAGAGCTCGGCGACGCGACCTTTCGAACAATTGAAAACGAAGTCTGCCATTTCAGGCTCCCAATGCGATGAGGAAGTTGACCGTGACCGGGTTGCCACCAGCGGCCGTCTCGCAGCGGACGTGCAGCGACCCGGTATGCGTGAATGTCTCGCGGGCGCCGGAAGCGAGCGGATAGCCCTCGCCGGCGCCGAGTCCCGAGTCCGTGAGGGTGAGCCTCACGGTGTCTGGGCCTTCGTTGTGGATATGGAACTCGCCTTGGACGAGCGCCCGTGGGCCGTTGCTCAGAGCGAGGTCTGCCGCGTTGAGTTCCACGACGCCGGTACTCGTCAGCGTCAGATTCCCGTGTCTGGCCATGGGCCTTTAGACCTCCGGTGTGGGGTTAGATGTCAGGCGCCCATGGCGGGCGTCGTGAGGGGGCGGCGGCTTGGTGCCGCTAGGTCAGCCCTTGCACTTCGAGCAGCGGCCGACGATGTGGCCGTGCGGGCAGCGCGGGAGCGGCGGTCGGCCGCCCTTGCGCTTGGGTGCTGAGGGCTTCGGTTTCGGGATCGCGCGTTCGGGGGCGCGGACCGCGCCGGTCTCGAGGCCGGTCGCGGTCCGGACGCGTTCCAACGTGGGCGCCGGGTCGACGTAGCCGGCGCGGGCGAGATCCGCGGTCGTCGCGAGGTAGATGCCGCGGTCACCGGCTCGGCGTGCGCGTTCGCGCATGTCGAGCAGGAACTCCACGTTCGCCATCACGCGCTCCCGGGGGTGTCGTGGCGGCCCATGTGGTGGTGCTCGACCGCCGGGAAATGCCAGTGGTGTGTGAACCCGGCCGCGCGGAGATTCCGGCCGAGGCCGTCGCAGACGTTGTGCCAGTCCCACCCGTCCGCGGGGATCGACGAGACCGCGTCCGGGACCTGCTGGACGAGCTCGCTGCGGAACCGTGTGCAGCCGAGCATATTCGCCCACGCCTCCATACACTCCGGGTGGCAGATGTCGGAGTACCCGAACGCGCACCACGGCTCCGGGCATTCCTCGAACGCCTTCGCGACGTCCGGGCGGCAGACGACGTCATGCTCGAGCAGCGCGAACGACTCGCCGCCCTCCCAGATGTCGTGCAGCGCCCCGTAATACGCGACGGGGGAGGAACTCACGTCGATCCAGGTCGCGTGCTTGGGCGCGCCCTTCACGGTCGCCGGGTGCACGAGCGTGTATGGCACGTACCACGCGACCTTGTTCGCCGCGGGCCGTTTGGTCTGTTTCGGCGGCGCGTCCAGGAACCCGGGCCGCTCGATCTCGGTGATGACGGTGCGGTGCCCGGACGGGTCAGTGACCGTCCTGAGCACCGTCCCGTCCGGGCTCGCGACGGGCACGCTAGGTGAGCGTGACGAGCGGGCAGGCCGTGACGTTCGACGGCGACGCGATCGTCGTCGCCGCGGTCCCGGCGAGCGCGGACCCGTGCGTCGCGCTGAAGAACAGCGGCGCGCCCGAGGGCGGGACCATCGTGCCCCACGCCCCGATCGTCGGGCCGGAGAACGTCGCGACCGTGTTGATCGTCGACCCGGTCACGCTGATCGACACGTAGATGAACCCCTTCGGTGCGAGCGCCTGCGTGATGAGCTGCGGCGTCGCGAACGTGAACGTGAACGGTGCGTTCGCCGCAATCGCCGCGGTCAGCAGGTCCGGTGTCTGCGCGATCAGCGCGGGCGCCGCGCCCGTCCCGGCGTAGATAGCCGCGAACGAGTGCGTCGGCGTGCTCGCGGCGGTGGCGGTGACGTACATCGTCACCGCGCTGATGACGGTGCCCGGGTCGACGGGGACCGCGACAGCGGCGCCGACGCCGGTCGCGACGAGCGTGCCCGTGGCGATGACGGGGCCGCACCCGGGCCATTCGAGGTTCGTGCGACCGGGGATGTTGCCCTGGTACGCGTTCGCGGGCTGCCCGAGGAACGCCCACGCGGCGGGGGACTGCGGGAAATGGCCGCTGATGAGGTCAGCCATGAGTTTAACTCCTTTTGGGTAGAGGAATGACCGCGACCCGGGCTGGTGCCCGGGTCGCGTCATGGCTGGCTAGAACGTGATGCTCGTGTCGCCCGCGGCCGTCGGCGCGGCCATGCCGGTACCGACGATCACGCTGATGCTCGCGCCGTAGCGGACGAGGAACGCGACGTAGTTGTAGAGTTGGAAGCGGATCTGCAGCGTGCCGGAGAGCACCTCGCTGAGCACGCGGGTACGCAGGCCACCCTCGAACAGCCAGAGGTCGTCCCACTTCGCCGCGAGGGCGAGGTCGCTGGTGCCGCCGGTGACCGCGCCGGCTGCCGTGGCGACGATCGGAACGTTGCCGTCGATGTAGGCGTTCGGGCCGAACGGCACGCGGCCGGCGAGCCCCTCGTTCGGGACGCCACCCCCGGGGTAGACCGCGGAGGCGTTGAACGGGCCGAACCCGTCAGCGGACACGACCGGCCGGCCGGCCGTGCCGGACGCGCCGTCCAGGCTGGTGCCAAACCAGAACCAGCGGCGCGGGTGCATGAGGAAGTGCAGGTTCTCGAGGCTGTAGCGCGCGTAGCTGGCCTTCGACGCGGCGGCGCCGAGCGCCATGTTGAACATCGGGCCGAGCGCCGCGGACGTCGTCCACGTCACCTTGTTCGCCGTCCACGACGTGTCCGGGAGGATGCCCTGCACCTGGCCGTTGGCGTTCGACCCCAGAAGGACCTGCCGGTCAACCTGCATGTTGTAGTCCATCGTCAGGTCCTCGAAGATGACCTGGTCGATGATCTGGCCGGGCGCCTGCTCGACGAGCTGCAGCGCGACGTCCTCCTGGCCGGCGATGGTCTTCACGCCCGCCGAAACCTCGGTGTCGGTGAAGTCCTGGGAGGTGATGGCCGCGCCGTCAGCGGTCTGGACGCCGGTGGCGGTCGTCGTGGAGACCTTCGGGATCTTGATCGTGTCCGTGCCGTCGGGCAGGTCGAGCTGGCGGCAAAGGTTCGCGGCGGTGCGGCCGGCGCGAACCGCGGAGATGTACTGGTCGATCAGATAGGCGGGCGGCACGAAGTAGCCGCCCTGCCCGTCCGTGCGGTTCGGGTTGACGCGCTTCTCGAACGGGTTGCTGGCGAGGCCGCCAGCGCGGACCCCGGCACCGGGAAGGAACGAGCCGCGGAACTCGCGCTCCGCGGCGTCGGCCTGCGCGAGCGCGCGTGCCTCACGGGCTGCCGCACGCTTGGGCAGTTCGACGTTAAGCTCGGCGGCGTGCCGCTGGAGACGCTCGATCGCCGCGGTCGGGTCCTTCATCCGGGACGCGAACCCGGGGACGGTGGCGGCGAGGTCACGGAAGTAGCTGGTCTCACGCTGGTTGTCGGCCCGGTAGGTCATCGGCTCCGACGTGACCGAGACGTCGCTGCGGCTCGCGGCGGCGGCGTCGGCGCGGCGGCGCTCCTGCAGTTCGGCCTCGTCGATGCGCTGGTCGAGCGCGACGAGTTCCGCCTTGCGGGCGGTGTGCGCGTCGTTGAACGCGGTCTCGGCGACGGCGAACGCGCTGCGGTCCTCGTCGGTCGCGTCGGTGCGCGCCTCGAACGTGGTGCGCTCGGCTTGGCGGGCTTCGATGGCGGTGCCGATCGAGGTGAGGAGCGTGGAGCGCTTCTCACGAAGCTCTTCCAGCAGGGTCTTGTCAGGCATGGGTGGCCTGCTCCTTTCGGGAGTGGGCGCCGTGTGGCGCGTCTTTGGGCTCCCGGAGTGGCGTCCGACCGTGGCGCCGGGCCGTCACGCGTTGGGGCGTGCGGCGCGGCGCTGGGCGGGACCCAGCGCGGGTGATGAATCAGGTGCGGCTAGCGCCGCATGTGGAGAAGGTCGTCGCGCAGTTCGTGCACGAGCGCCTGGAGTGCCACGTCGCACTCGGTGTCGGCGTGAGTTTCGACCGCCTCGACGAAATCGATGAGGCGGCGGAACGGGCCCGTCTCAGTGAGGCTGACGGCCATCTTGATCTCGGCGGGCATTAGAAGCCCGTCTGGACGGCCATGCCGGTGCCGGTGATCGTGGCGATCCCCGTCGGGTAGCGGTGCACCGCGGTCGCGTACCCATGCAGCCGCAGGCGCGCCTGCATGGTCCCCGACAGGGGCTCGAGCGCGACCTCCGTGTGCTGCTCGGACTCCAAGAGGACACTGTCACTCGGCCGGATGGCGATCAGCGCGTCCTGCGTCCCGGGGTTGCCGCCAAGCGTCGCGGGGATGCCGTCGGCCATCACGACCGGCCGGCCGACGAGGCGCGGCTCCGCCGTGATGAGGTTCACGTCGGACGAGGCGATCCACGCCCACCGCGCCGAGCGTGCCAGCCACACCTCAGGAGGGAGGCTCCGAGCGTCGCCGAGCTGCGCGAACGCCTGCCCGATCAGCGGGAAGAGTTCCGCGGCGGTCGGGCTCGCGTCCGTGTAGGCGACAGCGCTGACGCCGCCGGCGCCCGTGGTGAGGTTCAGGATGCCGGTGAACTGCGTGCCGGTGCCGGTCCCGACGATCAGGAGCCGTTCGAGCTGCGCGTCATAGGAGCCGGTGAGGTCCCGGAAGATCGCGTAATCTAGGTGCGCACCAGGCGGGGACTGCTCGAGAAGCTGGAGCGCCACGTCGCTCCCGCCCGCGATCGGCGTGACCGGCTGCGACGCCGCGGCGTCGACGATGTCCTGCGACGGCACCGGGGCGCCGTCAGCGGGCGTTCCCGCCTGAGTGCCGGTCGTGATCCGCGGCAGCTTGACCTCGCTGGCGCCGCGCGGGAGCGGCAGGCCGGGAATGAGCGCGGACAGGACGCGGGTCGGGCGAGGTGCCATGGCGAACTGCTCGATCAGCCACGCGGGGGGGCTGAAGTACCCGCCGGTCCCGTCAGCCCGGTTCGCATTGACGCGGTACTCGACGCCGGCCGCTCGGGCGCGTGCCTCGCGGGCGGCCTCGCGCTTCGGGATCTCGACGCGCATCTCTGTCGCGTGCCGTTGCAGCCGCGCCTCAGCGGCGTTGTCGCCGGCGGCGGCGAGGGAGAGGTCCTTGAAGTAGCTCTGGGGCGCATGCCGCTCGTAGGTCAGCGGCTCGCTCTTGACGCGCACGTCCGGCCGGGTCGGGGGAACCCCGTAGATGCGCTCGTACTCGGCGTCGAGGGCCGCGCGGCTCTCGTCGGTGATCGCGGTCATCGCTGCACCTCGCGGAGCGTCGGTGATCGCGGTCATCGCTGCACCTCGCGGAGCGTCGGTGATCGCGGTCATCGCTGCACCTCGCGGAGCATCAGAAGTTCGAACTCCTGCGCCGCGCGCGTCGTGAAGTCAGGCAAGACAGCCGCTCCGGGACCACCGTGCTCAGGGGGCGTCGCCGCACGGACCGCGGCACCGGACTCATCGTCGCCGCGCTCGACGTACTCGGTGACCGGGCGGACCTTCACGCCCTCACCGATCGTGACCTCGCCGCCCGGCACAAGCGTGTATGGCGCCTTGTAGAGGTCACCGCTGGCGTAGTAGATGACCTCGGTGTCGGTAAAGTCCTGCACCCAGACGTACCAGCATTCGCCGTCGGTGACGAGCTTCTCGTGCAGGGCGCCGTCGAGCGCGGTGTACGTGTCGTTGTACGTCTCGCGCTGCTCCTGATCGTCGAGCGCCCGGTCGCCCTGGAGAGCGCCGTCGGCGCGCCACGCGTCGGGGACCAGTCCGGGCTTGCCGAGCTCGCCGGCGCGGACGATGATCTCCGCGCGCCGCTCGTCCTTGCCGGGTTCACGCACCACGGCGCGGATGGCGGCGCAGAGATCCTTCTCGTTGTCGATGGATCGCTCCACGCTGGCACCAGCCTCGTCTTCGGTTTCGGGGTCGGGGACGCCCATCAGCTCGTCGAGCAGGGGCGCGGCCTCGTCGAGAGCGCCCTCAGCGGTGCTCATCAGGGTCGAGACCTGCGTGAGAACTTCCATCGTCGCCGCGCTGAGCTTCTTCCCCGCTCGCTGCTCGAGGGGCAGGAGAGTCCAGTCGCGCCACTCGCGGAAGGCCGCGAGCGCGACGACGGCGCCGAGGTCGGCGAGCGCATTGACGGCATCAGCGGAGCGGATCGCGGCGAACGTCGTCTCGGACGCGCCCTGATTCACGACCGAGACGTCACCCCGATGAATTGAGCACGCAATCACTTTGCGTGCGGTGAAGTCTTCGTTCCAGTCCTGCGCGGTCGGGAGAAACGCGAAGGACATCTGGTCGATGTCCTTGCGGTCCATCTTGCGCTTCAGCGACTTGACGTCAGGGTCTTCGGGGTCGAGGTCAGCCTCAACCCTTAGCCCGCGCTCGTCCTCCGTCAGCGTGAGCGTGCCGGACTTCGTCCGGGCGATCGGCATGCCCGTGTGGTTGATGAGCAACTGGACGTCGGGGTTCTCGCTCAGCGTCCGCTTGAACGCCCCGGGCTCGATGGTCTCGGTGAACCAGCCGACGTCGTACGTGACGCCCGTGAGGCTCGCGTAACCAGTGAGGTGCAGGGAGTCGCCCTCGTCGGACGAGCGGAGGTCCATGTCGTCGATCGCAACGATGCGACGCTCGAGACCCTTGAGTTCGGCGACCTTCTTCTTCCGCCACTCGAGCAGCGGCCCGGCTGTGCGTTCAGGCATCGGCGCCTCCGCTCGTGGTCCGTGCGGCCTCTGCGGTGGCCGCTTCCTCTTCTGCCTTCATCGACTGGAGCGCCTGCGCGAGCAGCTCCGAGTTGATCGGCACCATGTAGTTCTGTCCCTGGCCGTCCGGCAGCGGCGGCATGTCCTCCGCGGCGAGGACGTCGTCCGCGCAGAGCCAGCCGCCGGCGGTGCCGAGCGCGTACGCCTGGTAGCGCTGCAGCTTGTCGCCGCGGAGACGCTCGTCGAGGTTGAGGCGGACGTAGTTGCCGCCGGGCGCGGCCTCGGTCATCGCTTCGTCCATCGCGCCGATGTACCGGCCGAGCGTGTTGGTGACGAACCCGCGTTCCTGTTGTTCGATCCCGGTCCCCCATGAGGTTGACCGGTCAACGATCCCGATCATGTGGGGCGGGACGCGGAAGATCATGCCGCTGATCGCCGACGCGCTGTACTGCATGCTCTCGAGGAACTGGGAGTCCTTCGGGTTGACCGAGATCGGGTTGAATTTCATGCCGCCGGTCAGGACTGCGGGGAGGTGCGCGCGGCCGACGCCCTGGTGCGCGGCGTTCCACGACCTCGCGAGCGCAACCGTCTCGTCCGGGTCGAGCTCATCCTCAACCTCAAGGACACCCTCAGGGTTGGCGCTATTGGTGAGATACGCGGCGGCGTACTCGTCCTGCATCCTCGCCTTGTTGATCGCGAGCCGCAGGTACTGGATCGGGTTCAGGCCCGCGACCGACCCAGCGAGCGAGAGGTTCCGGATATGGAACACCCGGTCGGTCGGGACGACCTTGCCGTTGAAGCGGTACTCCGGGAACCCCTGGGCGTTGCGCCGGACGCTGCAGGCGTCGGGCGCCATCGGCTTGATCTGCGAGGGGTTGAAGTCCTGGTCTCGCTCGACGATGTCCCCGTAGAAGTTGCCGCGCAGGCACATGCTCATCGCGTACTGCGTGAGCCAGTCCATGCGGCTGATCTCGACGTACGGCTTCTTCAGCAGCTCGGTGAGCGGCAGCTTTTTGCGCTTCGCGGCGTCCTCGGTGCTCCATCGCTCCCATGGAAGCGTCGCGAGCGCGTCGGCAATGACGCCGACGGAGCCGTAGACCGCGAGCACTTGCAGCGCGCCGGTCTGGGACATCGGGCCGCCGAAGCTGCCGCCGCCGGGTGCTGGTGGAGTTGAGTCACCCCACTCGCCCGCAGCGCGGCGCTCCGTGGGCGCAAACGCGCGACGGGTCAAGGACACGCGCTACGCCGCCTGCGTCTTCGCCCGACGGCGCCGCGGGCGCCTCACACGCGCCGGCGCCGTCA